ACATACACACGCGGGAACCTTGTCTTCATTCGAGGCTATGATAATGGTCGTCGTTTCTTAGACAAGGTTCCCTACTCCCCAACATTTTACCTAGCCTCACGACGTGAGAGTGATTGGAAGACAATCAATGGCCAGTCTGTTGAACCTGTCGAACAAGGCTCCATTCGTGAAGCAAGAGACTTTGTGAAGCAGTACACTGATGTCGATGGATTTACCGTCTATGGTTCCACGACGTATGAGTACGCATGTCTCAATGAGAAGTATGGTAACGACTATGACATGGATCATATTCGTGTTGCTAACATTGACATTGAGGTTGGTTCTGAGGAAGGGTTTCCAGAGCCTGCTGATGCAAAACAGCCGATCACCGCTATCACCGTTAAGGTAAAGGGTAGGGTGTTCGTCTTTGGTGTTGGAGAGTACAATAACACTAGAGCAGATGTTCGATATCTCGACTGTGAGAACGAGAGCAGACTAATCATGAAGTTCCTAGAGTTTTGGGAAAAGATGGATGCTGATATCGTTACTGGTTGGAATGTCAGGTTCTTTGATATTCCCTATCTGGTTAATCGCATTAGTCGTCTGTATGATGAGAAGATGGCCCAGAGAATGTCTCCTCTTAGGAGTTTGAACCGTAGAGAAATCCGACAGTGGAACAGGACGCAAGATGCTTACGAACTTGCTGGACTCGCTACGCTGGACTACCTTGAACTCTATCGCAAGTTTACCTACACACAACAAGAATCCTATCGTCTTGATCACATCGCTCATGTAGAGATTGGTGAGAAGAAGCTAGACTACTCTGAAGTTGGTACGCTGCATGAACTATATCGTACTGACTATCAGAAGTTCATCGACTATAATATCAAGGACGTTGAACTAGTTGAGCGTATCGATGAAAAGATGAAGCTGATCGATACTGCTCTCGCTATCGCATATGACGCTAAAGTCAACTATGCAGATGTCTTCACACAGGTTCGTCTGTGGGATGTTTTGATTCATAATTACTTGCTAGATAAGAAGGTTGTCATTCCACCAAAGAAGACTTCTTTCAAAGCGCAAGCGTATGCTGGTGCGTATGTCAAAGAGCCACAGGTGGGTGGACATAATTGGGTGATGTCGTTTGACTTAAACTCTCTGTATCCGCATCTGATTATGCAGTATAACATCTCTCCTGATACTTTTGTTGAGGGTGAGTATGTTCAGACTGATATGGATGATATGATTGATGGTATCGTACCAGACTTTCCAAAGGACAAGGTTCTTGCAGCCAATGGCCATCTTTTCCGCAAGGATAAGCAAGGCTTCCTTCCAGAGATGATGCAAACCATGTATAATGAACGATCCTTGTATAAGAAGGAGATGATCGCTGCACAGAAAGAACTGGAGACTATCAAAGACAAGGGACTGCGGTATGAGGCGAACAAGAAGATATCGAAGTACAAGAACTTGCAGATGGCAAAAAAAATCCAGTTAAACTCGGCTTATGGTGCGCTTGGTAATCAGTACTTCCGTTTCTTTGATGTGCGTCAAGCAGAAGCTATTACACTGTCTGGTCAATTGTCTATCAGATGGATTGAGAAGAAACTAAACGAATACCTAAACAAGCTACTTTCGACAGAGGGGGAAGACTATGTTATTGCATCAGATACGGATTCAGTATACATTACTTTTGACAAACTGGTTGATAAGGTGCTATCAATACGAGAAGGAGAGACAGAGATATCGTTTCGTGGACGTATCGTGGATTTCCTTGATAGAGTTGCTTCAGAGAAAGTGGAACCTTTTATTGATAAAAGTTATCAAGACCTTGCTGATCTAATGAATGCTTACGAGCAAAAGATGGTTATGGCTCGTGAGGTGATCGCTGACAAGGGTATATGGACTGCTAAGAAACGATACATGCTCAATGTGTATGACAGTGAGGGTGTTCGCTTTACTGAACCTAAACTCAAGATGATGGGAATCGAGACTGTCAAATCATCGACCCCGCAGGCTTGTAGGGATGCTCTAAAGGAAGCAATTGATATCACTCTGAACAAGACTGAAGAAGACGTACAGAAGTTTATCTCTGACTTCAAAGATAAGTTCTTGTTGCTTCCGTTTGAGGACATTGCTTTCCCCCGCTCACTGTCTGATCTGAATAAATATGATAGTAATAACAAGGAAACTCTTGTTCTAGCAAAGGGTACTCCCATCCATGTCCGTGGGGGCCTGCTTTACAATCACCTGATTAGAACAGGTGGATTGGAGAAGCGATATCAAACCATTAAAGATGGAGAAAAGATCAAGTTCTGTTATCTCAAGGAGCCTAATGGAACTGGACAGAATGTCATCTCAATCATCAACAATCTTCCACCTGAGTTTGCACTGGAAAAGTTTATCGACTATGATACGCAGTTCAGTAAAGCGTTCATTGAGCCTATCAGGGTTATCTTGGATGTTATCGGTTGGAAGACAGAAAAGGTAGTAACACTGGAGGACTTTTGGAAATGATACGAAAATTTTGGAATTGGCTGATGGATGTAAGGATGAGTGATATCCTACATGCACCATTTCTACTTCTTCTTGGTATTGTGCTATTGCCTGTTATTTTGGTTGTGCTGATATGGGATAATATCTGGTGGAAGATTGGTGATATCAAGAACAAGATAAAGAAGAAAAAGGAAGACAAAGATGAGTGATTTCGATTTTGGTTTCACAGCAGTAACAGAAGAAGAACTTCAAGTCGTACAGCAAGCGAAACAAACTGTTGCTACGACCGAAGAAGGACTTGACAAACTGCAACAAAAATGCGATACTCTATATAACATGATAAAGCCATTGCTGAACAATCTAGCAGCAAATCCCGATAAGGATTATATCTATTGGCCGGGTGGTGTTCGCATGGAGAAGATTGAACAATTTAATGATAAACTTGATGAGGTATATAAAGGATGAGTTTTCTTAACAATGTCATTGCTGGTATAGATAATACGCATGTAGCCAGCAGCGGTGAAAATAGTTCAGAGTTTACTGGTACTATTGATACTGGTTCATACATTCTAAACGCAGCCATGTCTGGTAGTTTGTATGGGGGTGTACCAAACAATAAGGTAGTAGCATTTGCGGGAGAGAGTGCGACGGGGAAGACCTTCTTTGTTCTTGGAGTCATCAAGCAGTTCCTTGACGACAATCCAGACGGTGGGGTCATTTACTTTGACACAGAAGCTGCTGTTACGAAAAACATGATGACGACTAGGGGTATCGATGTTGATCGTGTTGTTATCTCTGAGCCACAGTCTATCGAAGAGTTTCGTACCAATGCTGTTCGTATGCTAGACTCATACAATGACAGTGGTGAACAGCCTCCTATGATGATGGTTTTAGATTCACTTGGTATGCTTTCATCAATAAAAGAACTAGAAGATACAGCTTCTGGTAAACAAGCGAGGGATATGACAAAGGCGCAGCTACTGCGAGGTACATTCCGTGTCCTGTCATTGAAACTTGCAAAAGCAAACGTACCACTACTTGTAACAAACCATGTCTATGATGTTGTCGGCGCATATATCCCGACAAAAGAAATCTCCGGTGGTTCTGGACTCAAGTATGCAGCATCGTCTATCGCTATGCTGTCCAAGAAGAAGGACAAGGATGGTACAGATGTGATTGGTAATATCATCAAAGTGACAATGCACAAGTCACGCTTTACCAAAGAGAACAAGAAAGTAGAAGTAAAGCTGTCCTATGATACAGGACTGGATCGCTACTATGGCCTTCTTGATCTTGCAGAGAAGTATGATATTATCAAGAAGGTATCAACGCGGTATGAACTGCCTGATGGTACTAAGGTGTTTGGTAAAAACATCAATGAGAATCCTGAGAAGTATTTCACTGATGAGATCATGGAACAGCTAGAAGTAGCAGCACACAAAGAGTTTATGTATGGTGCTGATGAGGATGAACCTGAGATCATTGCTGATGGTACAATTTTCCCTGATGAAATTGAAGAAAAGGTGACAACACAATGATTATGACTTTCGCTAAAAAACTATTCTCTTATCTGATCATGCTGACAGCAGTGGTTGGTGGATCAGTAGCTATTATTCTACTCGCTGATAGATATCTTGGTACAGGAATGTGGGGTGTAGTAATTCTTACATCTGCAATGGTGTTGTACTTTATCGTCGAGCGTTCATGGCAAGAAGCGAAACGTGAACATGACAAAGTTTAATGTAGTAGAGCATGAGAATGCATTTCACGAAGACTTAATGTGTATCAAAATTACAGAAGGCGACTATGAAGGGGTCGTCTTTCAGTATGACAATATTCGCTTAGAAGAAGATAAAGATGAAGACGCAAGTATTAGTTTCAACTTTATCACTGTCGATAATCCAGAAGAATTAGACTTGACAGCCAAACCCTTTATTGATATACTGGGTGAAATTATGAATGAACTGCTTAGGAGTTTTGTAGAGAATGCGGATAGAACTACTGGTGCTGAAGCATCTTCTGAATGACGATGGATATGCAAGACGCACACTACCTTATCTGAAGGGTGATTACTTTCAAGAGAGACATGAAAAAACTATTTACCAAGAAATTGATAAGTATATCTCTCAATATAATGCTCTACCTACTAGGGAAGCACTGGTTATCGAACTGGATAACAATGGGAAGATATCAGACGAAGACTTCTCAGAGTGTAGTAAGATCATTGGTGATCT